AAGGACCCGGGAGTGGAGCGGGGAGCGCACTAGAACAGTCCGACCGAGGGGGTACGATTCGACCATGGCAGGAACCGTTACGGCGAACATCGACACGACGGCGGAGGTCTTCTGCGGAGAGGACAAGGCGCTCACCTGGACGGTCACCACCGACGGGGTCACCGTGGTGGACATCACCGGCTGGACGTTCTTGTGGGAGATGCGCCTCACGCCTTATCACACGACCCTGGTGCTGACCGAACCCGCGAACATCACCGGGGCCCCGAGCGGGGGGAAGGTCCTCGTGCAGTTCCCCTCGGCTGACACCAAGGTCCTGAAGGCGGGCAAGTACTTCTACGGGCTCGCGCGCTCGAACGCGGGCGCGTGGGACGTCATCGCGGACGGGTACATCGTGTTCCGTAAATCGGGGGTGCATGCGCCATGACCTGGGAATATGCCTATCCAGCCGCCTCGTCGAAGGACGCTGTGCGGTTCCTCATCGGGGATACCAACCCGGACGACACCCAGCTTCAGGATGAGGAGATAGATTGGCTCCTGCTGCAGGAGACCAACGTCTACCTCGCCGCATCGCACGCGTGCCGCAACCTCGCGGCGAAGTACGCGCGGGAAGTCACAAAGTCCGTCGGCGGGCTCTCCATCTCGATGGGCGAGCGCCAGTCGCAGTACAGGGACCTCGCGGCCTCCCTCGCGACGCTCGCGGAGCAGACGACCAGCGTGCCGACGCCCATCTACACCGCGCAGACGGTCGCGGAGAAGGAGGCTCGGGGCGCGGATACGACCCTGAACCATCCGCTCTTCAAGCTCGGGCAGATGGACAATCCGGGCACGGGCAGCGTTGGGGGCTAAGAGGTGAGCATCGACCCCATCCTTCGTGAGATGATGCTGCAAACCGTGAGCATCCAGCCGCGCGCTTCCTTGAACACCTATGGGGAGCAGAGCTACGGCGCGGCGGCGCAGCGAACGTGTCGCATCGAGGAGACGATGCGGCTCGTGTCTGACAGTTCGGGTCAGCGGCTCGTCTCCTCGACGACGGTCTATCTCGACGACGTGTACGGCACCCTGACGACCGACTTCATCACACTGCCCGACGGGCGCACGCCGAACATCGTGACGGTTGCGGTCCACTACGACGAGGTCGGCCCGTCGCATGAGGTGCTCTCACTCTTATGACCGACGCCTACCTTACGATTCAAGTCAAGGGGCTCCGCGAGGTCATCGCGCGTCTAGGCGCGGTACCCCAAGGCGTTATGCAGGCGCTGGAGACCGAGCTGTACCTGGAGGTGAACGACGTGTTCATCGCGTCCCAGGAGCTGGTGCCGGTCGACACGGGCGCGCTGAAGTCTTCGGGCATGGTTGAGGGGCCCATCGTTGACGGCACAACGGTGGAGGTGAGCATCGGCTACGGCGGCGCGGCGGAGGACTACGCTCTGGTCGTGCACGAGGACCTGACCGCTTTCCATGAGCCGCCGACGCAGGCGAAGTATCTGGAGCAGCCCGCCGTTGAGGCGGTGGAGGGGATGAGCGAGCGCCTCGCGGCGGCCGTGATGGAAAGGCTCATCGGATGAGCGTGCTAGAGGAGGTCGCGGCGCTACTCGCGTCTGCGGGCGTGGGCACCTCGGGTACGAACCTGTTCGTCGCGTACCTGCCCGATACGCCCATCAACGCGGTAGTGGTCTACGAGTATGCCGGAGCCCCGCCAACGGACGTCTTCTCCTCGACGGCGCACGAGCGGCCGCGCATCCAGGTCGTCTCGCGCTCGGATGTCTACTTGACCGCGCGCTCCAAGGCCAAGCTCGCGTGGGACACCCTGAACGTGGTCGCGAACCAGACCCTGTCCTCCACGCTGTACCTGCGCGTGCGCGTGCTCCAGTCCCCCTTCCTGATGGGTCGGGACGAGAACTCGAACGCGCTCGTGGCGTTCAACGCGGAGTGCATGAAGGTGGTGAGTTAGTTACATGAACGAGAAGGAGCGCGGCACGGTGCTCGGGCTCATCGCTGCCATGGAGGGCATCGTCGCGGAGCTGAAGCGCCACCTGGAGCTGAAACCCGCCATCACGAAGGCGGCCCCCGAACCGGAGCCGGAGGTCCTTAGCACCGAGGACCCGAAGACCTGTCAGCACCCGGAGAAGTCGCATCGGTTCATCCAGACGATGGGTCACGAAACGACCATCTGCTTGTCCTGCGGTTCCTCCGTGCCGAACCCCAGAGATGACATCATCACCGTCTGACCTTTATGGCGAGGGGGTCAAGGTTGACTGGGCCCCCCGCTGTGAGCACTGCGGGCGAAGGTTCGCGGACTACCTCGGACGCCCCTGGTCGCTGCGCTGTCCGCGATGCCACACCGTGAACACCAGGGGGGCTGTTCAGTCACCCTCGACGCCTACGCTCGACCAAGAATCGAGCTGAGCGTCCCGCGCGGACCATCGGGCTCCCAAGCGGACCGATAAGCGTCCCCGGAGGCCACCCCGATGTTTCGTCGTGGGCCGCCGGAAAGGCGGGTAGGGGTGGCGAAGGTCAAGGTCTGGGAGCACGGGCTCGTCTACTGGCCCATCGGCACCGTGTGCACGCAAGAGAACATCGCTCAACGCGTCGAAGTGCAGGGCGGGGTCATCGTCGAGGACATGCAGGAGAGCGACATCGACGCGCTCACCATCCTGGGTGTCGTCACCCCCGTCACCCCCGTCAAGTCCGCCAAGACGACTCCGAAGGAGGGATGACCGTTGCCGACCTTCTGGCATGGCCGGAATAGCCACGTCCTACTTGCGCAGTACGACGTGTCGAGCTGGCTGAACAACTCGAACTTCCAGCAGACGATGGACACGGCCGAGACGACGGCCTACGGGTCCAACGCTCGGAGCTACCTGGCGAGCTTCCCTGGGGGGACCACGAACCTCGCGGGGATGTTCGACGGCACGGCCGCAGCTATCGACCCCATCCTCGCGGGGCTCGTGGGCGCGACGACCGCATCTCCGCTCACCATCGTTCCCGGACAGAACGCGGCCGTCGCGGTGGCGGACCGTTGCTTCGTCTGTCCGGCGTTCCTGTCGAGCTACAACGTCTCATCTCCGGTGAACGATGTGGTTTCGGTGACGGCCGACTTGACCTACTCCGCACGCATGGGGTCGGGGCGCATCTTGTGCAACGTCGCGGCAGCGGCGGCGTCGGTCGCGAACCCGAACACGACCCCGAACGAGGCGGATTTCGTCGCTTCCTCGACGGGTGGGTTCACGGCGACCCTGCACATGACGGCGAACACGCGCGACGCGGGCAGCATCGCTATCAAGGTGCAGGACTCTGCTGATGGAACGACCTACGCCGACGTCGCGGGCGCTCCGACGTTCACGAGCGTCAACTTCGGCGTGCTGTCGGGGCAGACCATCCAGTTCTCGGGAACCGTCCGCCAGTGGCTCGGTGTGTCGTTCACCGTCACAGCGGGCACGACCGGCGGCTACAGCTTCATCGTCGGCGCAAGCAAGTTCTAGGGAAGGAGGAGGAATGGCAACTTTCGCACACGGACGCAACGCCCTGTTCTCCGTGGGGACGATTGGGGCCCCTACGGCCCTCACGAACGTGTCCTCGTGGCTGAACGCGGTGAGCTTCCCGCGCACCATGGATACGGCCGAGACGACCGCGTTCGGCTCGAACGCGCGCTCGTACCTGGCGGGGTTCCCGAACATCAGCTTCTCCATCGGAGGGATGTTCGACGGTACCGCGTCGGCTATCGACCCGACGCTCTCGGGCCTCATCGGCGCGACGATGGCGGTGGCGGTTCGCTACGCCCCGACCGGGGGCACGCCGGGGCAATACGACATGGTCGGCAACGCTTCGGGCACGGCGAACCCGGGGGTGTTCCTGACGAGCTACTCCGTCAGCTCCCCCGTGAACGACGTCGTCAGCTTCACTGCCGACTTCGCGGGGAACCTGAACGTGACTCGCACGTAACGCAAGGAGGGGGAGGGAACATGGATGGGAACGGCAACGCTTCTCTCAGCGAGCGCATCCGTCTCGCAGAGGACTTGACCAGGGAGCTAGTCGAGCTGCCGGAGTGGGGCGTCACCATCCAGGTGCGCGCCTTGCCCGTCGGCGAGCGACTGCGTCTCGCGCGCGAGTGGCGCGTGGAGAACGAAGAAGATGGCATCAACGAGAACTTCTACCCGACGCTCCTCGTCGCGTCGGTGTACGACCCGGAGACCGGCGACCCGGTGTTCGGTGAGGACGCGCTGGAGTGGCTGAACGATAAGTCATCGGGTCCTGTCGAGAAGCTCGCTCAGGTCGCGGTGCGCCTCTCGGGCCTCGGCCCGACGGGAGTTGATGACGCGGGGGAAGGTTCCTGAAGGACTCGACATGGAGATTCGTCTTCGACCTCGCGCGAGAACTCCACATGACGGTGGGACAGCTCTCGCGCGAGATGGCGTCCTGGGAGCTGACCGAGTGGGCGGGCTATTACAAAGTCGTCGCGTGGGAGGACCAGCAGCGAGAGCTGGAGCAGCGCGCCAATCGAGGCGGGACGATGGGGATGGGCTAACGGACATGCGTCCAGGTAACGCGTCGGGCGCACGCATCTCCCCGGTCCCTCCTCAATCGCCCGTTGTAGTTAGGGTCGGTGGAGCGTAGTGGCTACTGCGGACGAGGTCGTCTTCTCCTACGCCGTCAACGCCTCCAACCTCATCTCTGCGAACAACGCGGCGGCGGCCTCCTTCAAGCAGCTAGGTGGAGCCACCAAGGAGGCGGGGACTGCCGCCCAGACCGCCTCTGCGGGCGTCAAGGCGTTGTCGGCGGCCTACCGAGGCGTCATGGCTCTCGCCATCGTCAAGTTCGTGCAGTCGACCGTCGCCGCGCAGGAGGCTGCTTTCCGCGTAACGACCAAGTTGAACGACGCGCTGAAGAACAACGCCGACATGGCAACGATAAGCTCGGCGGCATGGGAGGACTACTCGAAATCCATCTCCTCCTACACGGCGTTCAGCGAGCAGGCGGTTACTTCGACCATCGCGATGCTCGGTCAGCAGAACCTCACGGCCGACCGCATCAAGTCGTTGACCCCGCTCATCGCTGACCTCGCGTCCAAGTACGGGCTCGACCTTCAGTCGGCGACGCTGAAGGTCACGCGCGCGTTGGGGGGTTCCACGAGGGCCTTGTCGATGTTGGGGATTCAGATGACGGGGGTCGTGAAGGGGGCCGACAACTTCGCGGCGGTTGCGGCGGGGCTGACGAAGGGCGTGGGTGGGTTCGCGAGGCAGGTGCAGTTCACGGCGTCGGTGGCGATAGCGCAGTTCAAGAACTCTCTGAACGAGCTGAAGATAACGATAGGCCAGGGGCTGGCTCCTATCGTTTCGGCTATCGCACTCACGGTTAAGGGCTTCGTCGATACCATCAACAAGGTCCCCAAGCCGGTGCTTCAGGCTGCGGCTGCGCTCGCCGTCGTGGTCGGTGTAGGCAAGGTGTTCAGGGGCGTGTGGGGCACGCTCGCGGGCGCGATGACGCGAGCGGTGCAGGTGTTCATGCCGACATTCGCGGGGCTCGGTAGTGTCGCGCAGGGTGCGGACGGGGCCACCGATTCCCTCACGGACCTGTCTTCCACTATGAGTAGCGCCGCGACATCCTCAACGGTCGTTGGAGTGACGGCGACGAAGACGGCGGGCGCGCTGGCTGTGCAAGGGGTGGCGACCGCCGCCGTGTCGGTGGAGACGGTGAATCTGGCGCGGGCGTACATGGCCGCTCAGTTGGCGTTGGGGTCTACGGTTGCCCAAGCAGAAGCGGCGACCGCGTCGATGTATGGGCTGGCCGCAGCGAACGCAGCGGCGGGCAAGAGCGCTCCGGCCATGGGGGCGGCCCAGACGGGTTTCAGCAAGTTCACAACCGTACTGGGCGGCGTGGGGGTTGCGGCGTCCATCGTGGCGGTCGGCTTCGGGGTCGTCTCTTCCATCATGGGGATGATGAAGGCGCGTGCCGAGGCGGCCGCGCAGGCGATGGCGAAGCTCCGTCTCGAAGCCGTGATGGGTTCAGGGGCGGAGGGGGCGGCCGCCATCCGCGCGTATGCGGCGAAGGCCGCTCCACCGTCGCTTCCAAGCCGCTTCGGTGCGGCGTTGGGGTCGAGGAGCGTGGCAGAGAGCGAAGTACAACAAGCGGCCATCATCAAGAGGCTGACGGCCGAGCAGGCCGCGTACAACGAACAGATAGCCGCCTCTGAGGCGGCGCTCAAGCTCGCCGACAAGGCGCTCGCGCAGTTCGGCAAGACGACGCAGAAGATGGAGAAGGGCCAAGCCGCGTTCCTGAAGACCTTCGCAACGACCGGCAAGGCGTTCCAGAAGTTCACGGGTTATGACCTTCAGGGAGCCGTCAAGGGCATCGGCGAGCTGGGGATGGCAAGCTACTCGGCGCGCACGGCGTTCACGGAGATGGGTGCTGCACAGCAGGCCGCCGGTACCGAGATGGGCGGCACGATGGAGTTCATCCTCCAACTCGCTCGTGAGGGCGGAACGGCTTTCGAGGAGTACACCAAGAAGCATCGGGACCTTGCCAAGGCTGCAGAGGGCGTCGTTCAGTCGCAGGGCGCGCTACGCGAAGCGGTGACCAAGACGATAGAAGAGGTCAAGGCGGCGGCGGTGGACTGGAAGAACTCGTTCATGGCGAACAT